CATCGAAGTTGTTACCACCAATGGTAAAACTAACATCGCGCCCAGTTATTACTGTTGTTGGCATTTAGGTCTCCTATGCGGTTTGCTCGTAGCGGACGCTCAAGCGTATATCTGAAACTAGCAGGGTAGTAGTTCCTACTTCGGTTACCGAAGGTCTTTCGACTATTGATAACTCATACTTGGACGCATTTAATGCACCAAGAATACTAATGACCATTTGCTCTAAATTATCTAAAGCAGCGGCATTGCTGAAATACGCAACGCAAGCGGTTACTGTGTAATTTAATTTAACGCGAGTTGTGGATTTGCCTAAGACTTCTAGCTCCATATAGGGCGAGTCTGGTATAAGCACAATTGCTGGGACGATGGGCGCTTCTGGAACTGCATCGTAGATATTGGCAGCTACGCCAGCAAGCGCAGTCTTAATAGCGCCTCTAACATCTGTAGCAATTGTGCTAGGCATTAGCCGACCATCGTCTCTACATCAAGGTATGGCCCTAGTAGCCCAGTTACCTTGGCAAGTAAATTCTTCGATAGTCGATAAGGGGTTACTGCAAAATCTATGCCTTCTATTGATCCACCAGCGGCTGTTCTGGCTTGGAAGATTTCGACTGAGATAGCCAGAATTGCAGCTTCAGCATTGGCATTTCCGACATAGGTTGATAGTCCAGAGAGCGCAGCGTTTCCTGCTGGGATGATATTTTTCTCCAATATATCTGCATTGGTGATTGCGACTGTGAATACATAATCTGAAATCTCGTCATCGGTTACTGTGTGTGTGCCGTTAAATGGTGATCCGCACCCAGTAATAATTACGGATTGGCCTTCGGTAAATTCTTGAATCGTTGCAGTTTCAAAGTAAGCGATATTATCCTCAAGCTTGACTTTGTTTATCTTGCTTTGGAAAGTGACCAGCATTGGCAAAACTAGGTTTTCTGAAGCATCGACAATATCGTTTAGATAAGCATCGTTATATAGTGATGACGAAACGCCAAGAATTGTCCTCAGCTCTGTGGCTGTAACTATCGTTGGCATTTCGTCATCCTTTCAAGCAGTTAGGTGAGCGGCCAGCTCGGGAGCGGACTGGCCGTCACTATTTGAGTTTTTTAGTTCTTGTTGAAGTAGCAAGCTCCGTCAGCGACCTTAACTGCAAGTGCGCCGTAGCCGTAGTAAGCAACTTCAATTTGACCATTTAGAGCTACATTGGTCTGGAGACGGAATCTGCTTGATTCATACCAAGTGTAAGAATCTGGATTTACTACAATCATCGAACCATCGCCAAGAGGTAATGATGGATGAGCAGCAGTAAGTGATCCAAGTGCGCGAGAAACATAAAGTCCAAGTCCAGCAACATTTCCGCGAAGGCTTTGTGGGCTAGCTACGCCAGCTGCATTCTGTGGCTGTGATGCTGTGTAGATTGGGCGACCACTATCATTATAAGACATAATTTTTGCCCATTGCTCTGGTGTCACAATAAGGTTTCTAGCAAATCCTAGAGAGTCCTTATAAACCTCAGCAGCTGCTTCGGATACGAAAGTGAGAATTCCTGCTGCTGTGTTATCAGCTGCTGTGGCAGCTGCTTGTCCATTTGAAAGCAATGCGTTAGCAACGAACTTATCTGTCGCTAGTGCATAAGCAAATTCCATTTGACGAACTAGCTCATCAAAGAATACTGGGTTAGAACGATCAAGAAGTTCTACTGAGAATGTCTGGCCACCTGCATACTTATTAACATTTACTGTTAGGAAGTTGTTGGTCATTCCAGTCTCAACGATTGCATCGCCTTCGTTCTCATCTTCAACTGTTGGAACGGCTGTAATCTTTGGAATCTCAAAGGACATTCCAGCATCTGGTAGAACTCCAGTTGAGATTGCATCAATTGTGCTGCGGTCAGCATTTGATAGAGGATTGATAACCTCAGTTAGCTGGCGAGTTGGAATTAAGCCAGCGTTATTTGAAGTGGTGTCATCTGCTGCCATAACATACTGGCGAGCTGCGTCATCACCGAGCTTAGCGCGAACGCTATTCTCAAGATATTTTGCCTTTGTAAATTCAAGGCGAGGTGCTGTGTAAAAGGCTGGGCGAGACGCCTCAACCATATTTGCTTTAGCTGCTTCAACCGCTTCTTCAACGGCAGGAGCAGGAGCAGTAGTGTCAGACACTTGGTCTCCTTCGTTTGGGTTCTCTGAATCAGCGGTTGCTAAATCAGAATCTTCTTTTGGTGCTTCATTTTCAGAAGCTGCTACTTCGCTAACGCGAGCAGAATCAATTGCAGGATCAGTTACTAGAGATACCTCATCTAAAGTTGCTGAGGTAATCTGCATAACGCCTTTGTTGTTTGTCCATTCGTTAATCTGGGCTCCAACGCTAAATCCATCGCGCAAGCCTTCAGTTGCTTCAATTAGGGCATCTTCTCCAGCCATAGTGTTGGCAATCTTGAAAGTTGCTTCGATGCCAGACTTAGTTACATTGTGAGAGACCATCTTGCCAATTGGGCGAGTGCGGTCGTGCTCAAGAAGCAACTTAACTGGCTTCATTTCAATTGAATCAGCTGCAAAAACTGTTGGGCCAACTGAAGTATTGCCTTGCTCGTTCCAAGTGACAATAGTCCCAGTTATGGTGCGCTTAATTGTGTCGGCCGCTGTAACGACCATTGGGATATTAACTTTCATTAGGGATTAAATCTTCCTCTCGCTGAATTTGCTCAACGCTCATCGCGCCAATGCGGTTTAGAATTTCATAAACTTGAGCTCTCTCTAATGCGTTACCGCGTAGGAAGTCATCAAGTGCAAAGCGCGTCATTACTGGATTAGGTGTGAAGTCCGGCAATGATAGGCGTTCCTCAATTGCCTTAAGTATTGGGCGAAGTGAGAAATCTACTAATGAGCGCCGCTCGGACACCGCGTTTGAGTAAGTCATAGAAGTCGTTTCGGCGCTCAAGAAGTAGGCAGGTATTCCACAAGCCCGAGCTAATTCTAGTGCTACATATTGACGCGCTTCGGCAAGTTGCATTGATTTAGGATCAAAGCCAAATTGCTGTAATTCTACATCTGCATTTAGGAAAGCAGTTGAGCGAGATTGGCGAGCAGTTTTCCAAGCAGTTAGCAAGGATGAAATTCTTTCGGCAGTTAGATTAGTGCCATTGGACTTCAATACCATTGAAGGCGCTGGCTCTTTAGCATAATTAACTGCTGCGTTCTCAAGATAAACTGCTGCTGCTATTGTTTTGCCAGCTCTGTGGAGTAAGCCTTCATCTCCACCATCAAATCTTATGATTGAACCTACGCCGCTAAGCGGAACTGCTTTACCATCAACTTTGTAGCCAGTAATTGTGGTGTTAAGGAAATCGGTATCAACTGTAACTCGGTCTGGACTTACGCGAGTCCAAGCTCTTACGCGACCGCCATCTGTTGCGCTATACATCTCAAGCACTTGACCATAACCAGCGCCATATAGCCAGATATCTTCTGCAAGCCAGCAATAGATTACGAATCCTGCAACTCTTGGGTCTGGCTGATTGATAACTCTGTGTGGATCAACATACTGGCCAGTGATGCGATTAAAAGTTGTTAAAGGTAATGAGCCAATAGTTCCGCATATGATATTGCGAGCTCTTGCAACGGATGGAACGCTCATTGCTAATTGGCGAGTGGTATTAGTTGCACCGCCAAGGATATTATAAACTGAATCTGAAATCTGAACTGGTGTTAGAGCTGCTTGAACATCAGTAACGGCAATAGGGCGCTTGGCCTCAACTGCTGGAAATAGGAAATCTCTTATAGCACCCATTACTTACATTGTAAATGAACCGACTTACACTATTTGGATATCTACGCTACTTTCAGACATAGTTGCATAGTGTGTTGCTAAGGCCGATGCAATTGCTCCACAGATTGTCGTATTACTTACCTTGCGACCCATTACCCAGCCGCCGTCTCCAAAGGGTAGCTTGACGGCGGATAGGCATTGCTTTGTCAGCTCATCTTGTCCCGAGTGAGCCAACCGCTGAGATGAGATAGCTCCCAATAACTCATCGCAGCTTTGTGCATAGTCAAGGCCATCTATCGGCTCAACCCTAATACCAGCAGGAGCTAATCGCGCAGCTACTGCCGAAGCGGTTCTGGCTGAATAGGCAACCAGCTGAACTGGATACTTTCGCACCCATTCTGCTACATCGTTAGCCATTGCTTTATCATCTAGATTGGCAGGGTTATGCCAAGTCTGAAGCAATATGACTTGGAACTTATCGCCCTCAAGTCTTTGACTAGCGACTAGCGCCGCTTCTTTTCTACTAGGGCTTAGATCAATAGCCAGCCAAGTATCAGCCTCAGGGTTGAGTCGAAGTCCCTCAACTTTGCAACTCTCCCATTGAGACGGATTAATAACTGGGTTTATAGTATCGACCCATTGACATAAAACTTCTGTGCGCACAATATCTTCGGGGTCTGACAAGACGGCTCGGATATTATCTGGATGAACTGTTATACCTAATGACGGATTAGCTTGGCAGACACCTAGCCAGAAGTCCGGGGAGTTATCAAATTTAATGCCTTGAGGCGCTGACCATTCAAACCAGCCAATATTATCATTGCTACCAAATATGGCGGCCATTGCTCTTTCCCTAAGTTTATTTAGAACGATGCTGTGTTGATCTCCAGCATTTGAATAAACCCATATTTGAGGATTGGCTGAAGCCATTTGAGTATATCTAAGAGCAGACCAGACATCCTCATCTTTATACTCTCTAGCTTCGTCTAGGTGTATCGTTTCAGGGGCTGCAATGCCTCTACCAGCCGAGTTATTGGCTCGGACGATATATCGGCGGCCTTCAGTAAATTGAAGCTCTTGAAATCCCTTGCTTTCCAGTTTCTTAGTAAATTCAGCAGCTAGCCTTGGGTTCTGTTCAATAATTCCATAGATTTTATAGAATAGTTCTGCTGAAGTTGTTAGCTTATGAGCAGTATGGACTTGCAGCTTTTCCTTTAAAACATAGATTCTAAATAGAATTTGAAGCGCCATAAAGGTTGATTTACCTTGTTGCCGAGCGCATAGCAAGGTGACTACTGGATGAGCCCATCGGCCATCAGGTTTGTATTTTAAAGTATGGTGAGCCAGCCATTGTTGCCAAGGCATTAAAGTAAAGCCGATTTCCTCGCAGAATTTAATCATTTGCTCGCCATAAGATGGGAAATCATTTAGTTTAGTGTGGATTCTGGGTTCTGGCACACCTCGGTAAGTCGATTCGTCCCTAATTCGGACAATCTCACCCAATTCAGCCAGAGCAATCTCTTTCATTCTGAATAGTGCCTAGCCGAGCCATTTTCAGGGAAAATCTTCCCAAT